GGGGTATTGAACTGCTCCTAAATAGCAGATTGCGTCCTTAGGGACACCATTCTGGAATCTCCAATAATTTATTTAAAGGAGGTGGCAATATGTCCACATCAACTTCTGTTAATGCAAAGTTGTATAGCTATCTTCCGGGCTTTGAAGCATGTTGCTTCACTGGCACGGATTATGATAAGGTAGCTGACTCGATTCGTCAACTAGTGTTAGACGAGATCAGGTTATACTTTCCTGATCAACCATTACCGACGGATAGATTAAATATAATCTTATCCAATGTAGAAAAGTTTTTCATCCGATATTATGATCGTATGAAAAGAATTGAGACGTCGGACAAAGTTCAATCTTTGGCCGATAATTCCAAAGAGTGTAAGAATGATCTTGACACTCTGTTATCACATTTAATGTCTACAGATAACTGTACATTAACATTAGCAGCCTTCATGGCACTGAGCCAATCAGCAGAACCTATTGACATTTGTCAAAAATGTCCTTGGTATTGTGATCATAAATTTTGTATGATCTATGTTACTGAGCAAGATGAAGATGCAATTCTTCAGTCTATATCATTTAAAGTAGCTGAGTACAAATACTTAGCACTAGCGGTGATACAGATGGCTAATCTGCTGATAAGCCATTATGGGGTTGAGCTTAGTAAGTTAGATTCTTACTATACTGTATTCACTGATATATTGACTTGTAGCCATATATACGAGTTAATGAATCCCTCAGGAGAATCCAGAGAGAAGTATCTTAGTGATGCTCTCGATATGCTTAGAGCTCCACACATTCCTTACAACACTGATGTATATCAGTATTACGATAATTTACTTACTGAAGTCTTTAAAGACGTCATAAACGGTAAGTTAGAGTATGCTAAAGAGATGCATGATGCTCTCTTTGGAAGTAGGTATTTTCTGAATTCTGATTTTGATCCAGAAAGGGATTATTACTATTCCATGAAAGGAACAGGTCAGTCAGCTTATACTGGCGAAAGATACAGCCTTCAATCCAGTGCGTTTGAGGTGGATATTCATCAGAATGATCCAAGAGTTGAGAAATTTGACTCACTCATTCATTATGTGTCAAAGTATAAGGTTGAAACTGAGGATATTCCTCATGTTTGCATCAAAACTATTGGCATAAACAATCCTGGAAAGTTTAAACCACGTATTATACACATTGCAGATAATCCTCTGCAAGATAGATGTAATTGGATCCATCGAAGACTGATGGCCATGGTTTCAAAAATTCCTAGTGATTGTACTAAGAATCAAGATAAAGGTAGGTCTTTTTTACAACGACTTACTCGTGAGTGGTATTTTCAGTATCCTAAAACTGAAAAGATCGGTATTTATTGCACAGATTTTTCTAATGCAACTGATACAGTTGATCAAAGATTCACTCATAGAATCCTTGAATTCGTATTTCATTGTCCTGAAGTAGCAGACTTCTGGGACTATGTTTCGCAGCTTGACAAAGAATTTTGTCATGCAGATGGCACTAAAGAGGTATACCACCAAGAGACGGGGCAACCCCAAGGGTTGTTAGCGAGCTTTTTAATATTTGCTCTCTGTCATCATTTTCTATTCCTTATGGATATGAAAGAATTTGGTATGACTCATAAACGTGCAAGTGACTTTTATGTAGTTCTTGGAGATGATGCGGTCTATAATACTATAGATCCGGAGAGGAATTTTATCGATGATGATGAAGTCTTCACCGATGATTGCGGTATTACTAGATCTGAATTAGAACTAGCACATTTTGGTAAATGCCAACATTATGCTGGATTCAAGATAAACTATGATAAGTCAGAATCTGCTCATCAATGGAGTGAGGAGGCAAGACTTGATTTTGCCAAAGTAACATATCGTAATGGTAAGTTATTCTCACCAGTACCGTTCAGATTAGCAATGAGGTATGGTCAAAGCTTTGATGATAAGCTAGCCGTATCAATATGGCGAGCTGATAGAGATGATAATCTAGCTAATAGATTACTCGATATTCAGTTAGCAACCTTGCCTGAATCTAAACAGGAAGATTATAGGAATTTAATAAGGTGTGGAGAACTTCCATTCCTTGACAAATTTTATGATCGCCTGGAACGCCCAGAGCAATATCTAAACAGAGTAAGATACGCTTTATTCGTATCTCTATTAAATTCAGGGTTAGCCTTTACTTTAGTAGGCGATTCCCATCGTAGCAGATTAGAGTATGATCAATATGATCAAGCTCTAGCTTCGATATTCACACCCGCCCAGCGGATGAGATTGGATAAAATAGATCCTAACCATAAGGTTATGCTCTTATTCTACAAGAATGCTGAAATTATTCAGACATTACATGAAATCTATAGCGAGAATGATTTTGATGATCAATTTCTCTCTATGTGCTTAGCTTCATTTATGGGTGACCATAGTGAAGAGATTTTGTGGATGATATATGACATAGCATCCTTTCAGAGATCGTTGAATATGGCTAAAGCCAATCCAAATGTGGATAGACAGTCTCTTGAGGAAAACTTTCCTCTGATGAAACCTTATCGTGAATTCAAGAAAGATGTCAACATCATTTCTAATTCATTTATTACACGAGGGATTACTAAGCGCCCTGGTGAAAGTAGTTATTTATTCCGAAAGACATTTAGTCTTTTGGACCAGTTACATCAACAACTCGATTTGAGTTTTGACGAGTCGACAGCTGATCACAGCTGACTTTGTTAATCTGGGATCCAGATATTGCAATGCCATATTTGGCATCCTGGGGGCAAACCCTTGTGGGAACACAGGGTGTCGTGAAAGTCTTCTAAGGCTGCTAACCTTAGGGTGAAGCAATGACGAGAGCTGGTTACTCTCCTGTGAAGCAGTCTTCTAAGGATAATTCCTTAGGTGGATTATTACGGCTATGCCAGCTAACCAACTGGC